TTTGTTCTTCTAACCCTAAGAATGTTACTGAACTCTCAGTATCAATATCTAACATACCATTATCGAATTTACAATTTTCAAATACAACCCCATCATCACCAATACGTGATTTAGTAATTGCAATCGTTGCTAGTTTCATTTCTTTTTGTTGTAGAGATTTAGCCACGGAAATGATTACGTGTCCAACCTGTGCTTTTTTGATGGAACCACCCATTTGGTCGGTAGTTACCACATCAGAAGATATTGAACTTCTATTACCCTGAGTCGCCGTCCATCCAACGATATCCAATTCGTGACACATAGCCTCAAACCCTCTCATTACTGAACCCTCAGATTTCCATTCATCTCCCAAGTTTTTATCCGGAACCACACAGTCAATGTAGTCCAATAATACCATATCAATTTTGATTCCTTCAGACATCATTTTTCTAATCTGATTCTTAATTTGCATCATCGTTACGGTATCAGATGGTAGTTTTTTAAGGATAAGTTGGTTAGTCATCGTTTCCTTAACTGCTTTAACTTTTTCCATAACTTCATCTTTTCTTATAGACAATTCATCCGGATGTATTTTTGTCCATAAGGTAATGTGCTTACGTTGAATAATCTTTGGGTTATCCTCAAAGAATATTTGTAAAACATTGTATCCCAAATTAAATGCGTGATTTGAGATTTTTGTCAGTAAAGTAGATTTACCAACACCGGTTGGTGCTAAAACAACACCGATTTCACCCTTCGCTAAACCACCTTTTAAGAGTCTATCTATCCCCGGAATACCCATTGGTATTGGATGACGATAATCCTCGTTTAGAACCTCATCTAAGTTACTAAAAACACTCTCAGTCCCTTTATCGTGCTCCCCTACTTGAAGAGCTTTACTTACCATCTCTTCTAATGTGTCGTAACTCTCAAACTCACCGGTGTCGATGATTTTTTGAGCTTTAACCATTACTTTTTGTAACTCTTGTTGTTTACAAAATTTCATAGATTTTTCTTGTACAAATTCAGCCCCATCAAGAGTTGACTCCTTAACTTTTGTAAGGGTATCAATAATGATTTTTGCTGCCAGAGGTTGTTGTATCTCAGATTTAGTAATTTGTTCTAAGGTGTCAAAGGTTGGTGTATGTTCGTATTTTGTATAATATTCCTTAATCATTTGAATGATTAATTTGAAATATTTATTCTCAAAATAACTTGTTTCAATCACATCTATAATTGACCGTGAAAAGTCTTTGTCGATAATGATTTGGTTTAATAATTGTATCTGAAATGTACTACCTAGATACTCGAAATTTTTGTTTGACGCCATATATTTTTCTTTTAGTGTATTAATAAATACTACACACTTAGCTTAACCTCCATATATTTTTTTGTTAAATTTTTTGACGAGAAAATGTCAGTCAAATTCATCAACAAGTTTTTTAGGTGTGGGCGTACATCCACAGTATATCTTACCTTCGGAGGGTATACTTTAGCATCCACCTGTCTATGACAAATTGTCACATCATTTTGTTTTACGAAGATATTAAAGTACTCCGGACCATCAATATATGACGTATCCAAAATAGCCGGATTGTTAATAATTTCGTACATATTATCCGTCATATACGTTACGGTTTTTAACGATAATTGTTGTTTAATATCATCCTTAAAATCTCTCAATAACTCATAAAGTTCTAATGAGTTTTTTGCCTCATTGTTAAACTCTCTCACGTTGAAAAATCTTTGAACGATAATGTTATCGTTTACCATCATTAAGAATTCTAATTTTACTGAATCTTGGTCTTTCATAATTTTAAATTAATTGTTTTTGTAATTTCTTTTTTCTTTTCTTGTTAGTTTCATAAAGGGTCTAACAAAATTAACCCACGCGTCATCCACCTTTGGTAGATACTTGAAAAACCCATCCTCCATCATCATCTTTATAAGATTCCTATAACCCCTCCCATCAGGGTCCAAAGTTTCCTTATAATATAATTCAACAAGTTCCTTACCTTCTTCGGTTATTAGAGGATTTGATAAATCAACAATTTTTTGGTTAACTTCAAAAAATTCATCCCCATATACTCCGGTTCTTGTTTTCCCTGATAATAGATTCTGTAAAGTCTTATTACTTTTATTCTCTTTTAGTAGGATTTCAGCCTTTTGTAAAATATCGGAAACAGAAACCGTTTTTTCAAGTAGCTCAGGAAAAAACTTAATTAAAGTTTTCTCACCTAACCCTGATATACCATCAATATTGTCCGATTTATCACCGGATAAAATCTTATAGGTACGAACATTTTGATGTGGAAAATAATAATATTCCAACATCACTTTGTCTCCGTTTCTGAATGTTTGTTTGGTTTTTGGATAATATACCGACACTTTATCCGAGATAAGTTGGATAAGGTCTTTGTCCCCCGAGAATATGGTCTTTTGTTCGTTCTCCGAGATTTGGCAGTAATAAGCAATCAAATCATCCGCCTCGTTTTTTTCGACGTTTATTTGTCTTATATAACACTCTTCCAAATACTCCTTAATCCTCTCTTTTTGTTCTTCAAAAGATTGGTCTCTAAAGTCATCTGTTAATCGTCTTTTTTCTTTATATTGGGGATATAATGTTTTTCGGGTGAGGGAGTTATCATCCCCATCCCACATAACAACTACTTTATCGTAATTTTCTTCTTCTATCAAACGTCTAATTGTGTTGATAAAATGCCATAACCCACCTATGTGTTTTGTTCCGTTAAAAAAATCTTTAACACCACAAAAACCAACTTTTAGTAGGTAATTTCCGTCGACCAAAAGTGTTTTAGTCATTTGTTTTGTTTGTATTTGTTACTATAATATTTTGTTACTCTTTTTCAAATTATCTTCAGCCCACAAGGGTTGGAGATTTTCATAATGACATAACTTATAAAGTTCGTCTTCTGTTTTTGCCGATGATAGTGGAATGATGTGGTCAATATGCCACTCACTCCTGTTGTCCCAACTCATACCATCAGTAAATTGGGTTTCTAAATGTTCTTTTAAAAATTGGGGGGTACAACCGACGATTTCAAAAGTTTTGTTTGTCTTGGTAATGTTTCGGGTTTTAAGAAACGATAAAAGTCTAGACCTCATTACACATTTTAATCTAAAAATAACATCATTTTTTAATCTTGAAGAATGATAAAGATTTCTTTTTACTTTAACTTTCTCCTTATTTTTTTCTGACCATTCTTTTTTATAAGTTAAAATATTTTCTTTATTCTTCTCATAATATATTTTATACCTATTTGGGTCTTTTTGGTATCTTTTTTTTGACCTATCCTTATCTTTTATCCTAATAATATCAATATTTTCTTCTCGATAATTTTTAACTTTTAATAAAATTTTTTCCCGGTTATCAACATATTCTTTTCTTTTTTGGTCTTTTATTTTTTTATCGTTATTATCCCTATATTTTTTCCAAACAAGATAAGAACATTGTTTACATTCAGTTCTAAACCCATCTTTAGAATCTTTTCTTTTTCTAAAATTAGACAAATCTTTTTCAAGATTACACTTACCACAAACTTTAGTTTCCATTTTTAATATATTCCTTTAATAATTTATTAACAAGGGAAGATAAATTTATAGATTTATCTTTAAAGTATTGTGGTAATTGAGGGTCAATCGCAACCGAAACCTTTACCTTTTTTTTATCTTCATCAATTTTATGTCTTCCCATATTATATAAATATCTTAAAAATACTTAAAAGTAGTAATAGTATCAATTTTTTTAAGTAAAATCTTCTTCTTCAGTTTCACCCAAAATAATCTCACCTGTTCCACTAAGAATTGCATTCCAATAACTAGAATATTCTTTTTTATATTTATCTAAAGCTTCTTTTGTATCAGATATATAACCGTGAGGAACCGCAATAATCTTACCATCCTTGTATGCAATCCCATTTACGTGATTTTTCAAAATAGAAATTTTAGTTCGTATAGCATAGGAAATTGTTCTTCCATTTTTTGTTGCCGTTATATGATTTACCCCCGCCTTTTTTTGATTACCAAATAGAAATACTAATGAAGACGCTAAATATAATGCCTCACCACCTTTGGGTTTAATTTCTGGTTGACCAAAAGGTCCATCAGGAAGGAGAACCCAAGGTTGATTACAAACAACCAAAGTATTATAATAAGGATAATCTTCTTTTTTAGATTTAGAAATTCTAGAATGAATTCCCATACCTATTTTATCTGCAAGTACTTTAGCGTTAAACATACCCCCACCTTTACCGTCAAAAGTCATCTGACACGGTATACTTCCAATTGAGTCCCATAAGAACAATAAACTATAAGGTATCTCACCCTTTTCTTGAGCATCTAAAACATCATTTATAAAATCAGTCGCTTGTTCAATAACATCAAAAGAATCATTAAATATAAAATGACCATCCCATTCCCCATTTTCATTTTGTTCGGCTTGTAAACCCAACTCAACCGAGTGCTCCCAAGACCATTTCTTTTCAGTTATAATTAAAACCGGTAAATGTCCTTTTTTTTGAGCATCAACCGCCGCTAATATCATAGCAGTTGTTTTTGAAGCATTACTATGTCCCAAGAACATATTAATACCCCCCATTACAGGTCCCGGTAATCCACAAGCATCCATAAAAGCGTCACCGCAGTTATAGAAACTTTCGGGTTTATATTTTGTTTTTGTAGAGAATTTACCTTTTATATCCTCTAGAGAGAATGTTTTCTTTTTAATCGCCATATGTCTATGTTAATTTAATTTTTTAGTTTGTTTAGACAAGTAGGACACCAAGTAATCTCAGTGTCCAATAATATGTCTAAGTTTTGTTTGATTAGAATGGCATTTCATCATCCGCATCGTCATTCGCTTGTGGGTCTTCATACCCTGATGATTTAGAACCACCAAATGAAGTCTCATCTTCAGATGAATCACCATAATCGTAACCACCTTTATCAGAGTTCCATTTTGGAGTTTCACCTCTTGCAATCGCCTCTAAGTATTCAACCGGTTTTTTAGAATAAACATCTTCCCAAGTTAACTCATCGTTAATCCAAGATTCTGCAAGGTCTTTATCTGAGTGAACAGGTTCCGCGTCATCATACATAACAGTTTGAATTACGGTGTAGTAAGCCCCTTTTGGAGTTTTTGCCTTAGTTAATTCTAAGATAAGGTCTCTACCTTTTTCAGGGTCAGCAATATCACCTTTGTTTCTGTAGATAGGAATAATTTTGTCATAGATTCCTTCATTTTTGTAGTTTGATTTAAATCTCCAAAATTTAACACCATCTTCTTCATTATCTCTGTCGATAACTTTAACAATGTAGAATTTACGAGATAAGTAATTTGATGCCAATTTTTTATCAGCTTCTTTACCTGTTGAACGTAATTCTTCGTAAACCTCTGTTAAAGGTGAACGTTCGTTGTCATTTTTTCCCGGGTCATAGAATTTTTGGAATTTTCCATCAACTTGAATCTCGTGGTACCAAACTTCTTTAAATGGTGAAGAACCATCTTTTGTTGGTAAGATTCTTAATCTTTTTTGTCCTTGAGTCTCCTTATCGGTAAGGATTGCCGCGAAGTATTTTTTCATTCTTTCTTCTTGTGTAAATTTTGAGGTAGAAGAAGTACTACCTTGTTTAGCTTTCTCGTATTGAGCTAAAACTGCGTCTAATGAATTTGTCGCCATAGTGTTTAAAATATTTAAAGGTTTATAAAAGTATAAGTGTCAGCCGTGGGTTTGTCAAATTGTTTGTGAAAATAAAACGGACTTTTTTAGTCCGTCTTATTTATCTTAATTGTTGGAATGATGTTGGTTTTCCTTCATCACCAAAATTTCTAAATGTTTTTTTAATTTCAATTGGTGAATAATCCTCAACTTCATCTTGAGTTAAAATATATTCATTTTTTCCTGATTTTTCCATATCTTCTTCTTTATCATCAAAGAATTGACTTAATTTTTGGTTGAATGGTCCCGAATCTAAACTTCTAAGTTCTAATTTTTCTTGGGGAGTTTTTTCTCTATATTTTTCAATCTTCATCTCTAAATCATTTAATTTAGACATAATACCGTCCATTTCACCTAATTTAGTTTCTAAATTATCTAAGTGTTGAAATAAGTTATCAAAATACTCTTCTTGTTTTTCCTCAACTTTTTTCTGAGATTTTACTAAGTCAGTTATATCCATTTCTTCAGTTTTACCTTCAGAATCTCCTTCACCAACTTTTTCCACATCGGGGTCGTTTTCTAAATCAACCGGTTGAGGTCCTGTAGGTGCCGCAGGTGCCGGTGGGGCAACATTTGGGTCAACAGGTGCCGGAGCTCCTCCCGCAGGTGGTAAAGCGTTTGGGTCTTCTCCCGGAGGTGGTGGTAATGTCGCATCTTGTTCAACAATATAATTATTGATTGAATTATAACGAGCAATTTCTTCTAAAATTCTATTATCTATTTTTTTCATATTATCCGTTTAATAATTGTTTTACACCAGTTGTCGTTTCAACTTGTATTTTTCTATTTTGGTTCATTGTATTATCAACCCTTTCAATTAGACCATCTTTCATTCTAATTGTATAACAATCTCCCGAATCCAAGTCACAAACTTGTTTCGAACCATTACCCATATCTTTTTCAGTTGTACGGGTTTTTTTACCTAAGTAATTTTCTAATATTGTTTTTGTATCCATAATCTTTTTTATATATAAATATCTCATTATTTGTAAATGTTAATCACAAGGTGTTGTTCCATTTTTTGAACAGTTTTGGTCTTTCCAAGTAACTTGTGTTCCTGTATATGGTTTACTATAACACTCACAACAAATATTTTGCTCAATTTCTTTCCAAAAATCCGGTTCAATTAAATCGTTAGTTTTGAATCCTAAGTCAGGACAACCTATAGGTAAAAGAACTAGCGATTCATCGTAAGTGATATTTGGAAAAGCATCCACCTTAATTATAAAAACAATTTCGAATGTTTGTCTATTCTGAATTGCTTTTAATGAATTAACAGTGTCCGGTTGAGTTGTGAATGTCCCTCTATTGTTTGTCCCAACTGTAAAAGTTGCTAATTCAATATTACTCATCACACTTCTAACATAGAGTTTTGCCGGATAACTTTGAGATAATGTTTCACCTTGATTAATTACTAAAAAGTCACCACTTATAGAACCATTTGTATTTGTTTTGAGATTTTGTAAAAAATAAGTACCAAAAACTTTTGATTCTTCAAAAAGACCGGAATCATTATTACTGTTTGTTGGTTTGACTGGTGGTGATGTTTTTGTAAAATTACCGGTAGTCGAATTATACAATTTTATTGCTTCATCAACTTTGGTTTCTATATTACTGAGGTCAGTAGGATTCATACTTGTATAAACATTTTCATCTGATTTTGTAGCGTCAGAATATAAAATTATAAATTTAGTAACTTCTTCTTTATTTAAATTTTGAATAGTTAGTGATGTGATTAAAAATCGACTAATTAAAAAATCAATATTTTTATCTAAACTATCAAACATAACATACGGTTTAGTATTTAAAAGTCCTCCACAATAATATTTTTTAGTGAAATATTCATCAACCGACGCACCCCAATCACTCATTAAATCAGTTCCACTATAATTATTTGATTGTGTTTTTAACACCGTCCCATCATTACTATTCAAAAACATTTTAACAAATACACTATAAGCAAGATTTAAAGGTTTACCTTTAGTTTTTGATGATATTAATTCAATAACTTTATTATATGTTGCCGTAGTTGGTGTTGGTGTTTCAGGTGTAAATTTACCATATTTATCATTGGTTGTTTCAACCGGTGGACACTCTTGAGTATTTTTAGGTTTAGTACCCTCTTTTTGTGTATTATCAGCGGCTTTTTGTTCGGATTGACCTATTACATTAGTCTTAGTAGAAGCCGTTAAATTTGCCTTAGCGTCTTCAGCCCTTCTTTGATTATTTGTTTCAATTATAGATTGTAATAACGATGTTTTTAACGATTGTATATAATTTTCCACTAATGGTAATGATGCTGTTGGTTGTCTGATACCTTCAAAAGTGGTTTCAAAATTACCGGGTGTTATACTGTGATTAACCTTTTGTATCATATATGGACCACTAAACATTGGGACGTGTCTTAAATTAAAATACATAGTTGGTTGTATCATAGCATTACCCATCATATTTACCTGACAAGCATAACTTCTATTTTTGTATAAATTATACAACGACATATTTTGAGTTGAACCACCTCTATTTCCTGATTGATTAGCCATTTGATTAATAACCTGTAATGATTCCGCTGTTGGTAATCCCGGGTTTTGTGAGACATTAAATCCTTTGAATATTGATTGATTTTGGGTACCAAATTCAACATTAAACCCAACAACTTTATTTGATTTATCCCAATCATTTTTACCAATTTGGTTTTCATTTAATGGGTTATCACTCGCTCGTCTTAAATCAAAAGCGTCATCTTTAAATCTATAATCCACATTATTGATTGCTACGTGTTGACTTGGTTTGCCCGCATAAAAACAAACCATCTTTGCGGATGAATTTCTATAATCAACATTCATAAAGGTACCGAACATTATGTTAGCGAATTCTAAAGTACCATCAGGTTTTGGTTTTGGATTTTTAACCGCGTCTTGTACATTATAAAAATTAACATATGAAGGTATATTCATTACAACAAAATTATTTGTTACCAAAATATCATTAACATATGTTAACATACTTGCAGCAACATTAATATTTGTTAAAGTATTTTTAAGTTTTATAACATCAACTAACACTTTTTCACCAATATTTCTACTCGCCCTATCCAATAATAAAACATCTTCAAATAAAGTTTTAGTTTTAAAATCATTACCGGCAATCCATTTATCATTTGTCGCCTTAAATGATTCCCATAACTCTAATTTACTTTGAGTACTTTCTAAAACAGATTCTTTTGGTGGTTTAGGTGTCTCACTAACAGTAGGTAATAGTGCTCTAATTTTAATCATTGCACTATTCAAAATTTTATCATTAAAACTATCCAACGTATTTAAATACTCATTCATCAATTTAACAAACTTATCATAATTTAAAGTGTTATCTTTTAATTTTTGGGTTGCATAAATTTTAATAATAGGATGTAAGTTTTCAATGTTTTCAACGTCAAACGCAACATTACAATCAATAAAGAAATCTGTAATGTAAGACCCATTATCAGTATAAACTAATTCCGGTATATTGGAAAACCCAACATACGTTTCTAACGCTATCCACTCATCTGGTTTTAAAAATTTAGATATAAATAAAGAAGGTGAATTAGGGTCGGTACTAGGTAAAGAATTTGGTGTAACGTAATTATAATAATCCCAAGTATATGGACTAACAATTATACGATTAGATGAAAACGTATAAAACAATTTTCTATCAAAATTAGACGGATTTCCCTTTTTAAAGTATATATCATAATTTAAAAATTGACTAATTGTATTTGAAATATTTGTTAATTGTTTTGATTGAGTATCTTCAACCGATAACATATTATTAACACTATTGTTTGTAATTTTCATTAAACTTCTCATCAATTCTTGGAAATTTTTGAATGTTTTTTGAGAATTAATTTTATCACCATTATCTTCATCAACATAATCATACGTTGATATACTAAAATTTAAAAATTCTTTTTCAAACTTATCTAACGTATCTTTATCAAACACTGAAAACATTTCACTAATATCAGTATATTGACTATTTTCCCCATTGATTGAGAAATTTTCTTGAATGGATTGTCCCGACCAAACTTCTTTTAAATATTTTGTTGGAAAAGGTTTTACCACTTTAGAATTATCAAAATACCCATAATTTGGTGCCGTCCAAAATAATCTAACCGAACCGTTATACATCGCACTATTTCCTGAAAAGTCACAAGGATTAGGTACAATATTAAAACCTGTTAATGCAAAAGTAGCATCTGAAAAAATATTTAGACATTCTGATTTTATTTGACTCACAACACTTCCATTCGATGGCATTATAAACTGATATTGTCCATAATCAGCAGTTACCGAAACAGACCAAGGTATTACTTTTTTAATAATTAATCCTCTTACATTATTAATAACTGCTTCAGGAACGTAGTTTAACACCAAACCTTCATTAAACCCATTTTGAATATCTGTATTAGTATATCCCGTAAAAATTGTAAAACCTTGATAAAAAATACTAAAATCATTTATCAATTTAGGATAAAATCCGGTATTAATTGTTGTTGCAGAAGTAGTTCCATTACTTGTCACAGTAGTAGTAAATTGTTCTAACACTATTGATGTTGTACCAGTTTGACCAGGAAGAATTAAGTTATATGTTTTGGTTTTATCATTAGTTACAGGGTCAAAGTTTTCAACATAATCAAAATCCTTCCAACAATTGGATAATATATCATTACCGGTTTCAATATAAGTTTTATAACGATTCCAAATAGAACCTATTTTTAATACCCAAGCATAAGGCATTTTATGTAATGCACCAAATTTATTTAATGACGCAAATATATAATCTAAACTTTCATCAGAATATTGTGCGTCTGAACCGGTATAAGATTTAAATTTTTCTCTTAATGTTGATAATGGTAAGCTATTAATAAACAAATATGCAGAACTAACAAATGGATACTGTTCTTTATTTATCATTTTTTCAACACCCTCTTGAATAGCATTAATAAAATAAGGCGTGTTTAATATTGATGTTGTTTGGTAACTACTCACCAAACCTGAATAGTTTAGGTATTTAATATCACCCTCTGTTGGTAATTGATTTTCATACGTTCTAGTCGCATAAAAGTTTCTAAAATCTTCATTTATAATAACAGGTGTTTTTATATTTTTATAAACAAAATTAGTTATAGGTTTCTTAACATCTTGAGATTGAGAATCAGTAAAATTACTAATAACCTTTTTATTACTATTAAACACCAAGGTTTTAGTTGTATTAAACGCTAATTTCTCATCTGTACTAATACCATTTGACAGATTACCCTGAACCCATTTTTTATTTGTAAATGGGAATATATCTGAAAAATCATATTTATTAGACGATGTTGAAGTAGATACGTATGTTGAAATATCTTGTTCTTTATTCAGGGAAACTAATGGTTGAGAATCACTACTATCAAGTTTAGTTTGACTAAACAATTCAAAATCAGCATTTTCAACTTCATTTTTAATATAACCTGTGTTAAATATACCTCTAATGTAATTCTGCCAACTTTGTCCCGCACCTTCATTTGAAATATGTTTTAAAACACCTTCAAAACTACTTGCCGTAAGATTATAATCTCTAATAATTTTAATTAAAGATGCGTCAGAATTTGATACACTATTCTTTATATTAATACTCTCACCATCAGCGATAATATTTGATACCTTATCTAAATCAGTCGTATTGTTTTCACTTCTATTTAATTTTGAATAATGAGATGTTAATAAAATTCTTTCATAAATTTCATAAATGTAATTAACATCCACTTTATTAGCAAAAACTTCATTACTAACCGGAAACTCAATAGCCCCTAAAGAAACTCTGTTTGGTTCGGTAACTGAATTTGAATTATCTGTTACTGGTTGTGGTGGAGGTGTTTTTTGAGTTAAACCTCTAATAAACTCTTCAACAAATTCAATTTCAGGCCATACATCATATAAATAACCTTTTGTTTGAGCAATAATATCATTATCACCCGGGTATCTTACTTCATATTTTTCTTGCCCATTCTCACCAGTCGTTGCCTTAATTACTTGAGGCCAAGGGTAAATTGGTTCGGTAGAATTACTACCTGAAGTTTGATTATCAGGATTTGCATTAGAAACTGTACTATCAAATATTGCGTTTTTTCTAATTTTCTCATCTCTCTGAGCCCAAGCTTTGGTATGAACATCATCCATCAACCTTAAAAAAGCCTCACCATTAGCAAATACAACAGCAAGAACATTTCTAATATTTGGGATAAAACCAATACCATTATCCTTACTCTCCAATAATTCCGCCAAAGCTTTGGTTAATTCATCTTGAATAGTTTCTCGTTTTGTTTGAAGGTCCTTATTCATTTTATCAGTTAAATCAATAAAACTATTTTTACCTTCAAATACAAAAAATTGTGAGCTCGCTTGTTTACCACCACCTTTAAGTGTTATGGTTATATTATTTAATATATTATCTTTTGTTAATTCAGCTCTAAATTTAGTTAAATCTTCTTGTGTTGGTTGACTATTTTTTCTTTGTGCTTTATATGTCTCTTCAAGATTTATATCGTTGTAATCAACATCTTTTGGAAAAATTTCATATTTAACAGGATTTGGTATTTTACATTCCGTTTTTTTACCATTAATCTCATAACTACCCTTTTCACCACAAGTTTTATTACCGTTTAATAAAATATTATACTTATCAAGTATACCTTTCAAATCAGAAATTGCATTACTTTTAATTTCTAAACTTGTACCTTTTTTAAAAGTATAAACTTTTTGCCCGGTATTCAAAATATAGTAATTAACAACATCCATATATTTATTAAACCAAGAAGTTTGTAATGTATAAAACACATCTTTCTGATAATCTCTTAAATTATTACTATATGTGTCTAAATCAGTTAAAGGGTCTAAATTTTGTTTAGTGAATGACTCTAAAATATTTGTGATAAAATTTTCAATTCTATCTTTCATTTGCATAATGGTTATCTCCGGGAAATCATTTGGAATTAATCCTTTAGACTTATATTCACTATACATTTCAACTATTTTTTGATAACCTCTTTCAACAACAATATTATTAGTTTTGGTTGTTTGACTAGGTCCTCCACTTTTTGAACTAATTGTAAATCTTGATTGATACATATGAGGAGTTGCCATTAAAGCACCCATAGTAATTTCACTTAAAACCGTATATTTGTAAGTGTAAAATTTTAAATCCACCACAAAATTACCTGTATCAGCATTATAAGTTGTTGTAAAATTTTGTAACATCAACGCTAATCTAACCGCTTTACCATAATAACCTTTAATTGTTAAATGAAATAATGGATATGGTAAATTAAAAAACGCGGCGTAAGGTGAATTATTTCCACCTTCAAATAAAGCACGACCTTTCACATCAGTCAATTTAATATCAACCGTTGGTAAAAAATCTAACCCTTGTCTAATGTTAATTGATGTAATACCTAATAAACCATTATCCACACTTCCGGTTTGTTTACCTGAATTTGGAGAATGTTTAATATAGTAATCGTCACTGACATTAGGTTTAGACGGAGAACTTTTATTTGGTAAATTAACAATTTCAGATTTAATACTATCTTTACCCGTAATATCATCAGTATAAGAATTATCCAAATATTGTTTATCACCAGGTTTTAAAAAGTTAATTTTTGCAATTGATATTGTTTTTATTGCACTATCATTTGAAACCCCAACAGCTAATTTAGTTCTTGGTAACACACTACATTCAAGATTAGCATACATCACCAAATTTTCTTGACTGACATATCTTTCACTAACAATATTATTAGAATCAATAACTTTGTTTGGGTCAATAATTGTTATGTTGTTGTAGTCAAATTCTACTAAAATATTTTCAGATTTATCTACCATAATAAAAGAAATGATTGTCTAATTCTGATTTATAATCTTGTAAAGATGTTACTAACGGAAATGGTATCGTTAAAATACTTGCATCCGGTATATTCCATTCTTCACCACCAAAGTTAGGATTTGATGCCATAATTAACCACCCAAATGTTGGTGTACCATAATATTGTTGAGATATTTTATCCAACCTTGATTGACCAATTTTGTAAATATACCTTTTGTCCGTAGATTTACTAGGAATAGTAATATATGGAACAATAGTTTGCTCACCATTAAACAAAAAATCGTTGTATCTATTATAATTTTGTTTAGTATTCATTTTTAATTAAATTGGGTTTTATCTGTCCAAATTGTTTTATCACCATTATTATTACCTTGATATAATAATAATAAATCCGCTGTCTGTTGTTCATTTGTTGATGAATTAGGTACTGTTGTATATGTAAATTTACGTGTTTTACCTTTTTTATAAAGGTTTTCAACCGCAAGATAATCTAAATACACTTCATCTTTTTTAACCGCTTTATAAGATTTTTCTTCCGCATCTAATTCTTCTTTAACTTTATCTCTGAAATTATCAACAATTTTATTATATTTTCTTTTTAAACCTGATGTGGAATTATCCATAGTATTAGTGATAACAATATCATTAAACTGATTAAACTTATCTTTATCATTAAAAATTTGAGCCATTATCATAAAAAATCTTTTACCCGATAAATCATCTATTTCAAAAACAGAAGATGTCGGACTAAAATCACCCGGTTCATCATAATTTTCATAAATTATTTCATTTGTTATTAAAAATTCATAAAATCTATTTATATTATCACCCACTGTTTGATAATCTCTCCAAAGTTCATCATAAGTATCTATTGGTTCAGGGACACTTAATTCACTAATTTCAGTTGTTGCCGATATATTATATACTTTAGGTTTAGAATCAATTATTACACCATCAGAAAATGTTGCCACATAATTAATTTTTCTAAATACTTGAACCATATCAACTTGTTGTTGAACAACATTACTAACAATAGAATTAACCCCCAAACTAAAATCAGCTTTATAATCAGTTATATATTTTTTCAAATTTGATTTAACATCCCTAATCGTCGCTTCATTAAAATTATCACCAAGTAAACCTACTATTATAAAATTAGTATCATTATCAATATCCTCAATTGTTTTTGTAAATAACTCATCAATTTTATTTTCAAAAACAGATTTTCCAAAAATGGTAACTTGTTCAGATGGTGGAGTATTAAAGACATTTAAATTAAATTTACCATTAGTATATAGTAATTCTTTAGTTGTTAATTGCCAAATCCCATCATTATATGATTTAGTCATAGTTTCCGCCTGATTTATAATATTTGTATAATATTCTTTGGTTACATCCAATAAACTATCCATAATTTTCGTATATGTAATGTCTCCGGTTTGGCCACTTTCTGAATTAACTGTAGTTTGTATCTGACCAATAGTGTCACCCGCAGCATTAGTTTGTTGATTATCAACATTTGTTACCGTAGGTTGAGCATCTAAAATATCTTGGAAATATTGTTTATCTAAAGCCTTCCAACTATCATCAGTCCAAGTAGACCTTTCATCATATATTTCAGTATTAGCATAATAATTAAACGATAACGCATTTTGTAATTGTTCAACAGGTTGTTTAAGACCCATACCACCAATTAAATCAAATGATAATGTAATATTCGCTAACATAGGTTGTATACCAATTCCTTCAGGATTTAAGTCTAAAAGTAACGGTTCATATGTAACAGCTAAGTTTTTAGGTATAATCTTGGTATTATAAAAATCACCAATTCTTAAAACTAAAACCGGTGGAGCACCGAACGACGTATTTTGAGCATCATTTTGTCTTGGTTTTCCATCTGAACCAATTACAGGTATAGTTTCACCAGGTCTAACACACTGATTTAAAAACGTTAAACGAGCGTTTAAACCTTCCGGTGTCATAGAGTGAAACGCAGGGTTAAAATATTTAAGTTTTTCCTGAATAGAGTCATATAACATCGGTACATTTTCCTTAATAACATCAAAATAATCACATTCTGAGAATAAATTTCTTAATATTAGTTTACTAATACCGTCTTTTAATTTTTTTTCAATAGTAACAATTGGTTCCGGTTTCTTTGGTTCCGGTTTCTTTTCTGCCGGAGTATTTACAATTACCTCAGTTTTTTCTTCAGGAACCACTGGTTTATCAAAAGGTAATGCCGTTACATCAATTTTACTCATTATAACCCTTCTACAAGCCATAGCGGCAACAGAATACCACTGAGAATCGTGAGTAACTTTACCATTTTTATCAACAATATTGTCAGTACAAGTAACCGAAGCCCCAGCATATCCCATTGAATTGGTTGGGTTGACAACCCCATCTTCACCTATTGCATTTACACTTGTAAATGTTAAAGTATTATCTTCAGTTATAAATTTACCTAATTTAGTTGTTTTAAAATATTCAATAATAGAATTTCCTCTTCTTTGTGATAACGCTTTGTTATACGATTTATTTGCCGGTGCAGATGCTCCAGCGGTTAAAGTTATTTTTATTGTGCCTGTTTTTTCACTTAATATTTTAAAAGCGTCTTCAATAAATCCTTTGTTTATATAATCAAAATTATCAATTACAACATTTTCAAAGAATTGTTTAACATTAAGATTTGGACTATTTGCCACAAATGTTTTACTTGATATTGCAACATATTGGTCTTGATTCATATTAAAAATGTAATTATCGTAATTAGCATTATATGTTGAATCAGGTGTTGTTGCGGTTCTATTAGTAGGTCCCGGTACATTATTTTCAAAATAAAATCCAAAATTTTCATAATTTTTTAAGTTAGCAACTGATGGTTCGGTATTTGTTTGTGGAACACTATCCGCAGCACTACTCGCATTGGTACTATTTTGTGTCGGTATACTATCCTTAACCGCTTTAATATCCTCAGTACTAACTTTAGGATTAGTTAAAATCTCTTGATACGTATATAAATCTCTTGTAGGAACCGTATTAAATTTTTTAGCCAATTCATAAATATCATATTTAACACACCCCGCAAAAAACGAATCCAATATAGAATTCATCCTTTCTTTATTAACACCTTTTAATTGTTTATCAACAATTGTGTTAATTACCGAAGGATGGTCAACAATTATTTTCCAAGTTAATGAACCTGTTCTTTTTGTATCTTTATACGTATATATTGGTTCAGGTCTACCTAAAAATGATGTTTCAGACCAATTTGCAGTACTTGAATCATTAAATTTTAAATCATAAGGTGGGAACCACATAACTCTACCTCCGTTTGGTCCTTTTTCACAAACAGGTAAATCATCATAAGTATAACCTTGTTTTG